ACCGAGATCTACACTCTTTCCCTACACGACGCTCTTCCGATCTAGTCCTACAGGGTACATTAACGTAGCCATTTTAATCGTTCTGTGTTAGAATTTTTTGAAGAGTATTATACAAGCTAAAGCTTTTCTTCATTGCCACTCAAATGAGTGGCTTTTTTATGTATCCTTTTATGGATTAATGAAAGGATGTTTCACATAGTTATATTTCTGTATATTTGAAAAGTTTTACTTTGATTTTTAAATAGAAAGACATTTGGGTTAAATTGTGAGATGATAATAAAGAAGAGTTTAAAGCGCACCCCAAGCCACTTCCCCATAAGTGTGTTACGCTTTAAACTCTTTTATATTTGAAGCTATTAAAAGGCATACCATATTTTTGAAAAAAAGTTAGAAAAAAGGCTTACAATTGGAGTGGTAGTTAATTAGTGACTTATTTTTGATTTTATAGCACTGATACTATAAAATATAGATATCATCATATTACACAATCTTAATACTAACTTAAAAAATATCTCCTTTCACAAGTATGGTGATAAAATTCGTTCCGGGCTACCTTTTTAGGTAGCCTACTTTAATCTTTGTATCTTTCTGGATCAACGAAAGTATACTTTATATAGTCATAACGCCGATGATCGCTACGTGCGTCCGGCACGTCAGTCACGATATCAAACAAAAAGTATACATCCTTCTTCATTCTAGTTTTCGCAGCAGGAATTTTGAAATAGTTCTTATTAGAATAGTAGAGATTGATTAATAAGCTATCTTCGATTGCTAAAAAGAAAACTTCTGAATTCCATACTTTATAAAAATCTTTGATAAATCTATTCGAAGGGTCAAATTTAAACCATAATTGTGTTTTTCCTTCCATCAGCATAAAAGTTCACCTCAAAAAGAGTATACGAACGAATGTTCTTTTTGTGAAGGCGGAATTTAATATACTGAATAATAGAAAACAAGTACTTGTGCCAAATTATGTGCCAAAAAAATTCGAATTCAACAAAATGTAAACAAATAGAAAACCTTCTATATTAAGATTTCCTGCAATAACAAACACAACAGAAGACGTGTAATAGTTAGTCAGGAACGTACAAATAACCCCTGTATCCTTTGTGATACAGGGGTTTGTTTTGTGTTTGTGCCAAAAATGTGCCAAACTAGTTATCATTTTTATATAAACTATCGAACACAGCATTGATTTTTTCTTTATCCTGATCTTCAAGCTCTCGAACAATATGAAGATAAGTAGACATTGTAGTTTCTAAACTGCTATGTCCTAAACGTTTCGATACGCTAAGTATATTTACTCCTTGATAAAGTAAAATAGATGCATGTGTATGCCTTAGTCCATGCAAAGTAAATTGCTTTTCAATCCCTAATTCTTTTAATTTTTTGCGCAAATATTTGCTGACGGCGTTTGATGAAACTAATCCATTTTTTAAGTTGAAAAAAACAAAATTATGAGGGTTTTTAACTTCAAAATTCTCGAATAATTCTTTTTGATTGATTTTAAACTTTTTTAAGAGATCAATCGTATGTTTATCAATGGAAATTTTCCTATTTGAAGTTTCGTTTTTTGTTTTTCCCAATTCATTTAATTTATAATTACATGTTTTATTAATAGTGATGATTTGATCTTCGAAATCGATATCTTCCCATGTTAATCCTAGAAGTTCAGCAAATCGCATTCCAGTAGCACCAGCAACTAACACGAGCATAGGAGAAGAGTACTGCGCAGAAAGGTTTTCTTCTACGAGTTTCATTAAAGATTTAAATTGATCATAATCTAAATATTTATCTTCTTTTGGCTTCAATGAATCTTTTCCTTTGATTACTGCTTTTCTAGTTGGATCAAACGGAATTAATCCTTCTTCTACGGCATCTTTCAACGATGCTCTAATATGGTTATTAAACTTAATAACGGTGGATTTTACATGGTCTTTCGCATACTTATTTAAAAAGCGTTGATATCCAACTCTATCTAAATCAGAAATCAATACCGCTGGCATATATTTCTTTATGTTCATTAACGTATCTTCGTATTTTCTATAAGTGATAGGAGATACTGTTCCTTCTTTATAAAGTTGCATCCAATCCTCAAAGTAATCTGATAATAATAGATTTTTGCGATCCCCTTTAAGGCCTTTGTTCAAGTTATATTCTAATTCGTTGGCGGCATCTTTTGCTTCGCCTTTTGTCTTAAATCCTGATTTTCTTATCTTCGTGTATTTTCCGTCATCTTTTTTGTATGAAATTTCGTATTGCCAACTATTTCCACGTTTGACTAATCTTGCCATAATTGAATCTACTCTCTTTCTCTGATACAATAGGCACTATAAAGAAGCCTACTGTATAGGTTTGTTTTTCTTAGAACACGCTTGCTTTGGACGGTGGGCGTGTTTTTTATTTATTATACAGTTGCTTTAAAAATAGCTGCTTTTTCAAATGATACTAAAGGAGAGAAGTGGATTTCTATTTCTCCCTTTTGGTTTAACGTGAAATGAGCAGTTACATCCATTTGTTTTCCTGGAGCAACAGATCCCATTGTATTTTCGTTGGCATATGTCTCTGATTTTTTGTCATCTGGTCCATATACTTCCACATCTGTACCTACAGGGATATCTGAATCGCCATCATTTTTTACGGTATAAGTAATTTTTACTACTTGTGCAGGTTGGTTTTCTTCAAATTGATTTCTTTCATCAGTTAGTTCTACACTATTTAGTGTATATTCAGCATCACCAACTTTTACAGTGTCACCAATCTTATAGAAGGTATCGCTTTTTTCTTCTTTAGAAGATGAAGCAGAGGTTGAAGATTTAGTTACTTTTTCGCCACCATTATCACTTGCTTTATTACTATCTGATCCACCATTTAAAGCAGAACCAATAATTATAATTAAAATTACTGCTAATACCCAAAACCATACTTTTTTGTAAAAAGGTTTACTAACTTTATACATTTTTCCGTCTTGACCCATAACTTTTTTTGCCATTTAAATATTCCTCACTTCTTGTTATAATATATTTGCGATCTCAGAAATGAGGTATGAGTCCGTGTGCCAGCACGGGCTTTTTTAATGTTTTGCTGAAATCGGTTTTTTTAATAATTCTTGATGTATTCATACATATTGCCTTGCGTAAGAATATTTTTTCTTAAAATAGCATTGGCAGACAGCATAACAAGTGTATCTGAGCTTATTCTGAATAGAATAATATTCCATAAATTTTTCGAGGTTAAACTGAGATTCATCAGTCAGTTCGTTCTCAATATAGATATTTAATAAAATTAGAATAGCTATTTTATCTGCTTCTGTTTCAAATTTTGAGTGAAAAGTTGTAGAAGTATCGTACAAAACTGAAAATTCAAAATGAGAGGCGCTGAAATGTGCAAGTTCATGAGATAAATGAAAGGCTTCTGCAGTTTAGCCATATAGATTTTCATTCAAAAAAATGATTCTAGGCTTCGGATAATAGAAGCCAGGCTCTTTCATTTCCATGTAAACTACTTTCAAATTGTATTCGCTCAACATTTCTTTCAATTTCAAATACATACAACCCATCACTCCAACTATTCATTTTCCTCTAAAGCTTTAGCAATTGCAATCGCTTTACGCATTGTCTCCTTAGATATTTCTTTTCCATCAAAAGAAAAAACAGTATCGTTTTCTGATAAATCCACATGTTTAGGGGTTTCTTTTTCTTCGCGCCCCAGAAGATAGTCTACAGAGACATCGAAATAGTCAGCAATTTCTTGCAAACGTTCTGTAGAGGGGTTTGAGTTCTTAAGTCTATATAAGACGTTTTTACCATAGCCTAGGTCTTCTTCAACTTTATTTAATGATTTTCCCTGTTTTTTCGCTAACTCTTTTATTCTCTCAAACGTTATCATATCAATATTCCTTTCGTTCAAGAAAAAATATTTAACTTTATTTGTTAAAATTCGTTGACTATTTTAACAAAAGGTGTTAATATCATTCTTGTAAACAAGTTTAACAACTAAAAAGACAACAAAAAACACTATTGATTAATAAATGCCAACCGCCAAGAAAGCTTTTAAAATCAATGTTTATATGTCTTATTTAACTATGTTCTGATTTTAACACTGTATGTTAATTTAGTCAACGCAGTTTTTTAAAAAGTTGTTAAATTTGTTTACGAATATAAAAGAAAGGAGAGAAGAATATGGAAAAAACAGTCTCGGCAAAAATCGAAGATTTGAAATTAGACATACTGAAACAAGCAAAAGTGGCGATGGAACACGCGGTAGATAAAGAAGACTCTGCCATGGTTGCAGCCATAGCAGAGATTTTAGCTCACGTTTAGTCATCGTTTTTACGGTCTTCTGGAAGCTGACCATAGATAACAGCATAATGAATATCTAAATAAGCTTGAACAATTTCTTTTGGCGAAATTGATTCGCCTTTAGTAGATACTTGTGATTCGTGATTTAGCCATGCAACAACTAAATCCGCAGCGATTTCAAACGGCGTTACACTTTGTGTCAGTTGCCATAAAGAATTTCACAATATGTATGGTCGTGGTAATAATACCAAAGAGCAATTTGAGGAATTTATGGAAATTAAAAAATACAAAAAATCATTTATTAAAGGAGGCTAAACAATGAACAAGGAAATGAGCCAAACAATCAAGGTACAAAAAATGATAGATGATCTAACACATGGAATTGATAGCCAAGCCGATAAAATCATCAAGGAATTGCAAGGACAAAAAGTTAAGGATGCAAAAATGCTTCTCAAGACTATCAACTTTGAAATGAATCCAACAAAAAGAAAGCTCGCCGATGTGTTGGAAGAAAAGTTGGCTTCCGCTATCAACGAGCAAGAATTACTATTTGAAACCGATACTTTTAACAGCTGATGTTTTATAGATGACAGTTTCATCCGAATCTATATCATCGCCGAGAGAAAAGAATGTTGCTTTTGACAAAAAGCCGATAAGACCTACAAGCGGTCTTGATGTTGCAAGAGTAGATACCCCAATATCACCTTGCAAGGTATTCACGTAAATTTGAGAAGAATAGAACATTCCATCTTTTTCTTCGATATTTGACGCATCATCGTATCCAACGACCAAAGTATCGGCAAATATTTTGATTTTTTCTCCATCAAGCATAGTAATTACAAATTCTGGTTTCATAAATTTTCACCTCCTTAACAATTATTTCAGCCTGTCACACTGATAAGGAAATTATACCAAAGAAAGGAATGAGAAATATGAATACACCACAAATTTTTAATTTCGAGCAAAACGAAGTTCGAACTATTTTAGTAAATGATGAACCATATTTTGTAGGAAAAGATGTAGCAGACGTTCTAGGATATTCGAATCCGCAAAAAGCTATTCGAGATCATGTGGACTTGGAGGATAAGACGCAGAACGATTCGTTCACCGTCAATGGAACAGCAGTTGTTTTGATTAACGAGTCAGGCCTTTACAGTTTAATCTTAAAATCAAAACTTCCCTCTGCCAAAAAATTTAAACGTTGGGTAACAAGTGAAGTGTTGCCAGCAATTAGAAAACATGGAGGTTATCTAACTCCAGAAAAAGTAGAAGAAGCTTTGCTTAATCCAGATACAATCATTCAATTAGCAACTCAACTAAAAGAAGAAAGAACTGGAAGATTAATCGCAGAACAAAAGATTGCAGAGTACGAACCTAAAATCTCCTATTTAGATAGCATATTATCTTCTACAGATTCAGTAACAATTAGTCAGATTGCAGCAGATTATGGGATGTCTCCACAACAGATGAATAAATTACTTCATAAACTAGGTATTCAGAAAAAAGTCGGTAACCAATGGTTATTGTGCAAAAAACACATGAACCAAGGATACACAAAATCTCATACAACTGAGATCCCGAAAGCCGATGGTGGCACTAAAATTGTAATGAATACCAAATGGACACAGAAAGGGCGTCTATTTATCTACGAATTACTAAAAAAAGAAGGATATTACCCTCAAATGGATTTAGAGGAAATTGGTTAGAAAGGAGTTTTAGTATGACTGACATTGCAGAAATCACTCAACGAGATAGAGAAAAAATCAAAGAATATGTCGAAAGTTCAAAGTTCTTAACTTACACCATGCTCGCTGAAAGATTCGGCATTAGCAAAAGCTACTTATCTTTAATTTTAAACGGTAAAAAGACTTCTGCAGAAGCAAATAGAATCATAGATTCGATTATTACTATGTACGAATTGTAAAGGGAGGAACAGCTAATGCAATATCTAGAAGCGAAAATCCCAGTTCCAGAAGGCTATGTAATTATCTCCCAAGTGGATTATGAGGAGTTAAAAAAAGCTGATGATACTGGTAGATGGATGACGTTGCCAGAAGTGCTAGAACGGATTAACAGAAAATATGATTGGTTTACTTCTAGAGTTTTAAAGAACCCAAGATATAGAAATATTATCGATATCGAAAAAAACAAAAATGGATTTGTCTATTATCCAGTTGAAGGAAGAGACACATATCTATTTTTAAGAAGTAAAACACTTGAATTTTTAGAAACAAATTTTTCGGAAATCTTAAGGAGGTAAGCGGATGGGTAAATTTAATAGAGCACTAGTATTCAGCGCACCACTAATTATCTACGCTTTAGGTCTTTGGGGAAGCAGACAAGCGTTGATAGGGACAATCGTTTACATGGTTTGGATTTTTATGGGGCTTGATGAAGCTGAGTACAGAGCGAAAAAAAGACAGTCGGGAGGGACTGACTTATGAAAAAAAGTTTAATGACTATAAACGAAAAACAATTGAAAGAAAAATTTAATGATCTCATCAAAGAATTTGTAAAAGAAACTGGAGAATTTCCTAATCAAATTCATCTAGTTGCGGAGGGGCATAGCCGGTATCAAGCTGTGAAATTTGAGATGAAGAAACAAATCTATTGAATTTAGCAGTACCTCTACTTGTAAGAACATTTATTGTAATGTTTTTTTCGACTAAAGATTCATCGTATCTAAAAACCAACGTAGTAATTTTTGACTCATACGGTGGAATGGTAATAGGTAATGACAACGGAGGAAATTTTGATAGATCAGCACCTTTTTTTAAAGATTTACCAGAATACGCACGTATACCATGTGGAAGTTCGTCATACATTGATTTTACCGTTACAGAATAATTATCACCAATCATTGTAAAAGCATTTAAAGGATCAGGAATTCCAGAAATCGAAAACTCAATAATTGTAACAGGTAAAGAACTGTTATTTGTTAACAATACAGAATCTATAATCCTGAATTTATTTTGATGGTAAACATCTGGTTTGGAATCACTTTCTCTATCTATCAACCATTCTTCGCATTCAGCGAAGAAATCCAATTTTAAATTAAATTTTTTATTTTTTCTATCTGTATAGGAGATATAAAAAGCAAATGTTGAAAATACTAGAGACGTAATAGGCAAAATAAAATCTTTAATGGTTTTAACAATGTTATTCCAGTCAAATTGTTTAATAAAGTCAATAAGACTCAATTTATACCACCACCATTTTTTATCTACATTATATCAAAGAGGAGAGAAGAAATAATGCAAGAATTAGTAATTTTGAAAAATAAAGAAGCTGTGACTACGAGCATACAAGTGGCAGAAAGCTTTGAGAAAAAACATCAACATGTTTTAAGAGATATTGATGCACTAAAAAAAGATGTGTCCAATTTTGGACAGATGTTTTCTGAAGGTAATGAGCCAGATTCCTACGGAAGAAATCGACGAGTTTTCTTCATTAGCAGAGATGGATTTTTCTTGTTAGCTATGGGATTTACAGGAAAGAAAGCTATTTACTTCAAACAAAAATACATTGAAGCATTCAACGAAATGGAAGATGTTATTCGCAAGAATACTGTTCCTCAAACAATTGAAGACATGATGATCTACCAACTAGAAGAAATGAAAGATGTTAAAAAAGATGTCTCCATGCTTAAAGATACTATGCGAATTAGCGGACAACAAGAGTTTGAAATTAAGCAAAAAGGAAATATGAAAGTTATGGAAGTTCTAGGAGGCAAAGAAAGCCAAGCTTATGAAAAAATCAGCAAAAAAGTATTCTCAAAATTTTGGTCTGAATTTAAACGTACCTTTTCAATCCCAAGATATGGCGAGTTACCTCGTAAGAGATTCGATGATGCTGTTTCATTTATTGAAATGTGGTTACCAGAAACTGCGATCCGTATGGAAATCGATCAACTGAACAGACAACAAAGACTTTTCGGTGATGAAAATGAATAGGGCTGAAGCGCTAAGAATAGGGACGGTAATTGCTAATCGCTGGTGGAGACACAATAAACCAAGCATCCTAAGCCAACAACATATTGATAAGCAAAAAGCTTGGCAACAAATAAAAAGTGACTCAGCCGACCAAAGCAATGAGTCACAAAGAAAATACATCTAAGGAGATGTTACCACATGAAAAAAGAACTTTCCACTCTAGATCAATATTTGATTGATTCTGATTGGGGCAAGCCGAAAATTGAGGAAATAAGTGGTCGAAAAATCAGACGAAATCTTTTGACGAATGAAGAACTAGCTTGTGATCAAGATGATTTAGGTAACCTTGTAACTATTTGGGATCATGTTTATCTTATCCATCTATCGAAACATTCGAACAAACCTGAATACATCTATGTCATCGAAGATGGCTTGATTGATGCACTAGAAGAGTACGACAGAGATAACTTGATTGATATCTCTTATTACGGATCAGGTAAGAAATACATTGCTGAAATGGAGGCAGAATTTGATGAGTGAAAAGGAACAACCTTTGAAAAATAGAAGTGATAATACGCTTTTTAATACCTTATACAAAATAAATGTGAAAGATGTTACTGAAAAACGAAATAACCTCACTTATCTTTCGTGGGCATGGGCTTGGGCAGAAGTTAGCAAAGTGTGTGAGGCAGTAGATTATGAAATCTATCATGATCCAGAAACATATCTGCCGTATGTCTTTGATAAGAAAACAGGGTACATGGTTTTTACCAGTATCACAGTCAACGGAGTAAAGCGTGACATGTGGTTACCAGTCATGGATGGTGCAAACAAGGCAATGAAAGATGAGCCATATACCTACGAAGTCAATGATTATCAGTGGAATAACGAAACGAAGAAAAAAGAGATTGTTGGAAAAATCGAAAAGCGAGTTGAAGCAGCAACTATGTTTGATATCAACAAAACGATCATGCGCTGTCTTGTAAAAAATCTAGCAATGTTTGGGCTAGGGCTATATATATTTGCTGGCGAAGATATGCCAGAAGATGTCTCGATGCTTGAACCAGCTACTCAAAGAAGCAAAAAGCTATTCTTGGATGCTTTACAACTGGTTGCTAACAAGTACGAAAAATCGATTGATGAAGCAATTGTTGCATTGACTGATGCAGCTTCTATAACCGCTGATGACAGTAAATGGACCAAGAGAGACTTGGGCATTCTAAAACGTGGCGTTAACTGGATTGAAGATCAGTACAGAGAAGAAACAAAAGAGAAGTGATATGAGTGTTTAAACCATTAATCGATTCATATTCAGCGGTTCTGAAAAAGTTCAAAGGAAAAGACATAGGTGCAACGATCAATGAAGAAGTGAACATTGATCGACTAAAGACGATGTATGACGGCTACGATGGCGATCGAGTCATTGAAATTCGTTTTATTGATCCTAGACGTTTCACTGTACAGCAACGAAACTTCATCTATGCGCTCATAGGCGATATTTTCATCGATACAGGCATGCCAACGGACTTCTGGAAGGAATTCTTCTACTTCCGTTTCGAAGGTGTCACAGGGCGCGAAATAAGCCTCAAAGACGAATCGAGCACAACCGTGAGTGATGCCAATATCTTAGCGAATATCATCCTAGATTTTATCTTTGAACATCATATTCCTTTCAAAGAAGGTTATGAGATTTTACCAGCGAATCAAGAGTATTACTTCTACAAATGCATCACAAAAAGAGTCTGCTGCATCTGTGGCAAAACAGGAGCTGATATCGATCACTTTGACAAAGCGCTAGGAAGACGAAAGCGCAAAGAAGTTGATCATTCAGAGTACACATTTGCAGCACTCTGCAGAATCCATCACACGGAGAAGCACAAAATAGGTGTGATCAATTTTAAAAATAAGTATCAAATCAAAGGGATCAAGTTAAACCAGGAGACAATTAAGAAACTTAGAATAGGAGGATAAAAAATATTGGCTGACAACAAACGATACTACTATTTAAAACTAAAAGAGAACTTTTTCGATAGCGACGAGATGGTTCTTTTAGAAAGTATGCCAGATGGATACATTTATTCTAATATTCTTCTCAAACTTTATTTAAGAAGTCTGAAACATGAAGGCAAACTAATGTTTAATGACAGGATTCCATTCAATTCTACAATGCTTGCGACTATTACAAGACACTCTGTGGGAGTTGTAGAAAAAGCAGTACAAATATTTCGTGATTTACAACTTATTGAGGTATTAGATAACGGAGCAATTTATATGTCTGATATACAAAGTTTTATTGGGAAATCTTCAACTGAAGCTGATAGGAAGAGAAAATACAGAAAAGAAATTGAGGAAGCAAAACAGAATTTAATAACAAGTGGACAAATGTCGGACAAATGTCCGGACAAAACTACACCAGAGTTAGAGATAGAGTTAGAGAAAGATATAGAGTTAGAGAAAGATATAGAGAATGTAACGCCTTCGAAAAAATCGAAGGCTAAGCCCGTCCGTCATAAATACGGAGAGTATAAAAATGTTCTTTTGTCAGATGAGCAGATGGAGAAACTCAAAACAGAATTCCCTAATGACTACCAAGAGCGAATAGAACGGCTATCTGAGTATTGTGAATCATCTGGTAAGACTTATAAAAACTATTTGGCAACTATTCGAAGCTGGGCAAGAAAAGAAAAAAGTGAATCTAAGAACGCAAGCAGTGGATACAAGCGCACAGGAAGACGAGAGAAGCTTCCTGAGTGGGCAATCGACCAAGAAGCCTATCTCAAGAAAAAAGCGCTAGAACGAGCTAATAGACAATCAAAAGCACCATTTTAAGAGGTGGAAAATTGAAAATCGATTATCTAGAACTAATTAATGAAATAGCAAAGTATAAAACTGGTGAGGAAATAGAAATCCTGAGAGACGTATATGATCAACTCGAAGAAGCTGGAATCGAAGGAATTAATAATGATCGTTCGAGTTGGAGTAAACTCAGATACTATTTCGCACTCTATATCGATACAACACAATTAAGAAATTTAGCTTATACAAAATTACTATTTGTTGATTGCATTAAAGGATTGCAAAAACATCTTAGTGAACTTGAGCAGGTGTAATCAGATGGATCTAAAAACATTTACAGCACAGATCGAACTAATGCATCAAGAAGCTTTAAGACAAAGCGCCTCGTACGAAGACAAGTGGCTCAACACGTTCCATGGTGGACGTGAGAGCGCACTTGATCAAGTACTCAAATTATTGAAAGGGGAACGTCGGGATGGATAAGAAAGCGGCAATGAAACGAATCATCGAACTGACACATTCTGAGAATTGGCAAGAAGACAAAGAAATAGTTACAGAAGTCCAAAAGCTCGGTAAATCAATGTGGACTGAAAAGCCCAAACGGAGAACGCCGAGAAAGATTGCAATTTGGCATGGTGATCGAATTCTAGTAACAGGTACTGCTGAACAGTTATCTGAAATTACTGGTCTGAGCAAAAACATCATCTGGGATAGAGCAAGGAGCTTATGGATTGATTCAAAAGGACGACAATTTAGGTATGTGGAGGAGAAAAAATGGACGAACTAATCACAAAAGTAGAGCAGTGGGCAAAAGACAAGGGACTGGATCAAGCGGATCCAAAAGCACAGTTTTTGAAAGTAGCTGAGGAATTCGGAGAAATTGCTTCGGCGATGGCAAGAAGTAATGATGAGCTATTTAAAGATAGCGTAGGAGACGTTATCGTCACGCTGATTATCCTTTCCATGCAAAAAGGGACAAACATACAAGAGTGTTTAGAAATGGCATACAACGAAATCAAAGGGCGCACAGGAAAAATGGTAGATGGTGTATTCGTGAAGTCGAGTGATTTGGAGGACAGCAAATGATACCGAAGTTTAGAGCGTGGTACACACCATTTAAAGGTGAAACAATTGGACAAGAAATGAAATATGGGCAAGCAGGAAGGTTGATCACTCATGCTGAAATGGCTCCAGATAAATATGTGCTCATGCAATCCACAGGACTGAAAGATAAGAATGGTGTGGAGATATTTGAAGGGGATGTAGTAATTACATCAAAAGGAGCGATTGGATATGTTGCGTATCTTCAACAAGAAGTCGGCTTTGTAGTTGTACTAAAGAAAAGTGATTATAGATTAGGCCATAGGAATACTGGCGAAAGTTATGATGTAGCAACTGCTCATGAAGTCATCGGAAATATCTACGAAAATAGCGAGTTATTGGAGGAACAGTAATGAATAAACAGGAGCAAAAAAACAAATTGTGGGCATTAAAATGGATTGATAAAGAAATAGAAGAAAACGAACGCCACGCACACCAAAAAACAGGTACTGAAGCAAACACGGATTATTGGAAGGGGTATATTGCTAGCTGTAAGAATATACGATATATCGTTAAAGAGCTAGATGAACATCCAAAGCATGTGATGCCGAAGTTTTTTGATGATTGGGCAAAACGAGTTATAGCAAAACATGACGAGTTTTATGCTATTTCACTTGTTGCACGTGCAGGTTGGGGATATGGTGTTGATTTTGAACTTAGCGAGAACGGATCATCATCAGAAAACAAAGAGCTGTTGTACTGGCTTGTTGATAAATGCAGCGACAATTATCCTAATAAAAAGAAAGCAATAGAAGCTTTGTTATACGGCTACGAGGTCGAGAAAGAACCGTTGTATCACGTGAAGCTAAAAATACCAGGCGTAACATACTACCTTATCCAAACTTTTTTAATGCCAGGAGATACTCATATGTGTTTCTCAGCGGCTACAGAACGTTATGGGGCTAAATGGAAAAATACTTTTACGGAATCAGAAATAAAAGAAATTGATGAAAGATACTGGGCGTTTGCTGTGCCAGTGGAAGAGGTGGCGGAAGGATGAAAAAATTGCACCAACTCATATCTGAGAAAGAAAGCGAACTCCAAAATTTAGAAGATAGTTTGGGATTGGGGTTTCCAATTGTTGAGCAAGCTAAAATGACTCAAATCAGTCATCTACGACTTGAATTGGAAGATTTAAGACAAATAGAAAAATCAATTCAACTCAACGACAACCAGCAAATCGTGTTTGAGTGGTTGAAAAGCGAGACAATTTTAACTAGAGAAGCACCAATATTATCTGTTAATGCTTTTTCTGATAAAAATTTACTAGGAAAATTACCTGATAAAGTACGCAAAGCTTATAAACTATTGGCTTGTAAACAAGAATATGAAGTCCTATCAGCATTCGCTCAATGGGGATTAGAACAGGAGGAAGCGGAATGAAATACGAAATACCACTAAGTGAAGCGGGCATTCAAGCAATTATCAATGGTCGGGAGGTTAATAAAAAACTTCCTGATGGTACTGAATTAGTCATCAGACAAAGTTATTTGAAAGATATGGCAGCTCCAGTATTAATTGATCGTTTTAACGTGACTGATTCTGTGGTAGAGAACCACTTGAAAGAATTTCGATCAAGTATAAACGACACTTTCAGATTAGGGAGTTGATTGACAATGAACACCAGACACCGCAGAGTAGCAAAACTAAGAAAACAGGAACTGAATGTACTAAAGACAAAGTTTGAAAAAGAATATGGAATTTCAGCAGAAGAAACATATAAAGTGGCAAGTCAGTTTGTTGCTGATGCGAGTGAGACTATTCGTAAGTTTGGGATTTCGATATTAAATGATGATCGTAAATGGGAGGCAGAAAGATGAAACTAAAAGACGGATTTTACACTGATGCTTATGGAATTGGTGGTTTGATGATGGATCTACCAACTAAGAATCCTATAAAGCAAGAGGAATCAGAAATTAAAGTCGGTGACATGGTTCGCTGCGAAGCAGAAGGGTTCATCTATCCATTTCGTGGATATGTAGAGCATCTCTATAATCACTCAGCGATCATTCGCATTGAAAACACGATGGAATGTGACAAGCGGTTAGCGAAAAGCAAAGAGAATTTAGCAGTGGTGAGATTGGTGGATATGGAAGTTATAAAATCTTAATTTTGCTTTTTTACAACTATCCTACAACAATGAGCGTTATTCCACAACTGGAAGGAGAAGAGGCAATTGTGAACATTTTAGAGAATATAGATATTAAGCAAACAAGGAAAAATGCTAGACGATTACTAAAAAGATACAGAAATTTAGAACGTTTGGTCGGACCAGTGAAAATAGACTTTTCCGTGATGACTGTTACCAAAAATTTGAAATTCACAATTGACAGTCAAAACGAAGAAATCATTGAAGCGATAAGTACTCGAGATTCGGTTATCGAAGCATTAACACGGCTAAGTAGAATCCATTTCCAGGTACTTTATTATAGTTATTGTTTTCCTAATAAGATGTCAATGTATCAAATAGGAGAAAAATTAGGATATTCCGATAGAACTATCGAGAGAATGAAGGCAGTAGCTTTGGTTGAATTTGCTGAGGCGTATAAATCAGGAGAACTCATTTCACGTACAAAATAAAAAAAGTCGGATTCCTCCGACTATGAATAATATTTCCGACATAAGTATTATATCATAATTGGGGGAATCAGAGGATGGTACTTTTCGATGTAAAGAAATATGAGACACCGAGCGCGAAAGATGTTGATATGGAACGCACAAAACATAATGTCGCTGTGTTTCTTTCAGCATATCTATCAGCTAGATGTAGAGTAGGGCAACCTCGAGAACCAAAAGTGACAGCATCTTATTCCTTGGTTCCACCTTCTACAGCTGATCATATATTTGAAGCAGAAAGAATGCTGATCGATAAAGAAGAAGCACAGGAAGAATTTGAGTATCTGCATAAATTGTTTGTTCGAGGCTATTCAGCGATACAGCATCCGCATAAGCCTGATGTGACTGAAAGGCGCAAGAAGATATTCTATGATCGTTATATCAATGGTCTGCCCATTTATGTAACTGCTCAAAGGAATAATACTAGCGAAGAATCGGTTAAAGTAGAATCAAACAGAATTATCATCCAATTTGCTTCATCGTTAGAACTGGTTGCTTTCAAGTAGCCAGTTTTTACACTTTTTATACCCTTTTATTACCAATTTGGTTTCCATTTTATACCTTTTTTATACCAATCACTTACCTATTTAACGTTGTATTATGATAGTGTCGAAAGATTAGGAAACAGGATCGACAAAATAAAATGTAAGGGAGGAAATCTCCCTCATCGTTTAATTAAGCTTCGATAGACAGCAGCGGAAATATTAAGAATAAGGATGTGAATTTCAACTCCTTCTAAATTGTTCTTATTATCTATCATCCGTTGCTGTCTATTAATTTATGTATTGGAGGGTAAGAATATGAAATTATCGATTGAAGGTACTTCAGGAGAAATAAAAGAAATCCTCTCAGCTATTTGTAATAGCCGAGAGATTAGCAATTTAATCAATATAGATAATTTAAATGAATCTATTGTTACTCCAAGTTCCCGAGAGAAATTGCAGAAATCTGATCAGCAAAAACAACTAAAAATGGGATATTAGTAGTTCTCTCGCCTATGATGGTAACATCTTTCAGAAAGATAGATTTGACTACCAAACTTTGCTCATCATCTTTTTCTATATCATCAATTTTTTTTGAGCGAAATTCTGCAAAAGAATCCATCATAGCATCAATAAGAGGATTTACTTTTACTTCAGCATCAAAGTCTATAGGAGTTCCGCAAATTGTTGCTCCTCCAGTTTGAATAATAATATTATTGTTAGAATTTTTAGCGAAGAGTTCAATATATTCAATCATGTCTGAACGGTAATCATCAATTTTTGCCATTTTTTTACCACCTTAAATTATTTCAGCGGACCACTCGCTGATAAATAAAATTATACACTTAGTATTTATTTTCACAATATTAATTTATCGTAATAACTTTTGAGTAAATAGAACAAAAAACCTGCACTAGTTTCCGCTAGTACAGGCAGTGACTATATCGGTTGATAATCTAGCATATATTAAAAATAATTGCAAGAAAAGAAATTTATAGTGGTTTATACCAAATTATCAAAGCAATGTTATTTTGTTGCTGTCTATTGTTTTTTAATTATTCACACGATAACTAAAGGTGGGTGAAGAGAAATGATTCCATTAATAATTTCAATTTTTGCGCTCTGTCTTAATGTCTATATGATTGGATTTAAAAATGGGCAAAATAAAAAATAGTAGCAGCCAAGAATAATTTTATAGTGTCACTGTGGCGGAAAGGGTAGACGCTAAGCATGTGTGCTAGGTCAATGCTTCGGCAACCATGCAAGGTTCGATTCCTTGCCAGTGACTTTAGTGGATATCCAAGGTAAAAGGAACGGAAGTGGGAATCAGGCATGATTCGGTAGGATAACTGCGAGGGCATATTAAGTTGACCACTTAAGTAAAATAATTAGGGAGATGCACCTAGAAATAGAGTCGGTCGCTCTATAGGGTAGTCATCAAATTAGACTTTGCTATGGTTAGACCCTAAGCCAGTAAAGTTGTGGCGGTGAACCCTTGCCGCTTTGACGTGAAGTATCTGTGGTGATACGTCTGACTTTTAATCAGAAGGTGCAGGTTCGACTCCTGTCACGTCAATTAGCAACCGAGGGTGGTATGAACTCGTGTGGTGCGAGCCCTAGGGAGGAACAGGATAACCGCCTGTGTGTAGGTTGCTAGTACATATTAGATCACTCGTTGAGTGGTCTTTTTATTTTGCAAAAAGGAGGTAACAACAATGTATAGACCACAATACTTAGAACAGAAGCATGAAGTAATCACTGTGCAAAACGGTAACGGTGAGATAGTACGAAAGTATAGAAGACCAATAAAGAGCAATACATATAAACGAAAGGAAAGCAATGAAGTTATTCCATTGTATGGCAAAAGAATAGCTAAGTATTAAATAAGATTGCGAAAGGAGATGGGACATGACCGAGGAATTCTATAGATGGTTATTACAGTTGATAAGAGAAGATTGTTTGGTTAAGTTCTATCAGTCTCCTAAATGGCGCAGGCTTAGAGAGAAAGCGATGAAACGAGATCACTATGAATGCCAAGAGTGTAGAAGACTAGGTAAGTATCATAGAGTAGAGAACGTTCATCATATAAAGGAAGTCAAGGATAGACCTGACTTAGCTTTAGATTTAGATAATCTTATTTGTTTATGTGTTGAACATCATAATGAAGTTCATGGCAGATATCTTACAGCATTAGATAAACAAGAGAAGAAGATAGAAAGCTTTGCTAACTTCGATGCAAGTGAAAGGTGGTAAGTGCATGATCATCAATGACAATGGCAGAGAGTATGACACAGAAAAGATTGAAGAGTATTCATCTTATACTCAAGGATTAATTAAACGTTTGATATACGTTCGCTATGTAGGTATTAGGGATCTGTTATCAGATAACTGTTGCAGTAAATACAAAGTGAATCAAGTAAGAGAAGCGTTGAATAAAGATAATAACGTTGAAAGAATAAAAAATATTTTTGGATATAGCATTGAAGAGATTAATTATTACATTGACTTCGCTGAAGCTTTCATTCCGATGGTGAGATAACCCCCCCTTAAAATAAATCGCAAATTTTTTGGGGGTGATGAAACGGAGGGGGCTGTCAGGAAAAGAGATTTTTTCGAACTTTATCATGAAAGGAGGGCTAAAATGTTTAAAAACGAATTGTCTCAAAATCGCTACAGAGAAAAATTACGCCGCTCTTTAATAAGCCAATTGGAAAGTCAGAAAACAAATATTGAGCCATTCTTAGATAATGTTGATCGTTATATCAGTTTATGGGAAACGGCGATATCACTGGAAGAAGATATATCCGAGAACGGCATTAGACTGGAGAATGGTAAAAAGAATGAATCAGTAGCGTTGCTTGTTTCTGTCAACAAACAAATGGGATTGATGTTGGATAAACTTGCCATTACTCCTGAATTGGTAGGTGAAGCAAATGAATCAATTCCTGAGTTATAAGCATATTGAAAATTGGTTCAAAGCTATAGAAGAAGGCACTATCAAGGTATGCAAAGAGCAATTATTGCTAAAAAATTATCTAGAAGAAAGAGTCTTTACTAGAGAAGATATTTACTTCGATAAGCAGATGGTAGAGGATTCAATCAATATACCAGCACAATACTTTCCATTCGAATTAATTCCGTGGGAAAAATTTCTACAATGTTTTATTTATGGTGTTCGATGGAAAAAAGATAAAACACTAGTGTTCAATAGATATCTTTCATTAATGGGACGTGGTAATGGTAAAACTGGTTTTGCTTCTTGGAACAACTTCTTTCTACTAACCGCTAAACACGGTATTAAAAATTATGATATTGATATCTATGCCAATAATGAAAGCCAAGCAAAGACTAGTTTTGATGATGTATTTAAAGTAATTAAAGATCATCCTGATTTAGATAAAAAAGTATTTAAAGCTACGAAGGAAGTTATTCAAAATATCGCTACAAACAGCAAACTTCGTTATAACACGGCAAATGCTAGAACAAAAGATGGGAAGCGACCAGGTGCAAACCGCTTTGATGAAATTCACGAAAATGAAGATTATTCAATGATAAATGTGGCTACTTCTGGTGGTGGTAAAATTCGAGATTATAGAGAATTTTATGATACAACTAATGGTCATGTTCGTGGTGGTCCGCTTGATGACATTATAGAAGAATCAAAAATGATTCTTTCTGGAGAACTTGGAATTGACAAGGATGGAGCAGAATTTTCTAGTTTGTTTCCATTTATTTGTCGCTTGGATAACGATAATGAAGTTGATGATCCCGACATGTGGGAAAAAGCTTGTCCAACTATTAATTACAATGCAGATTTAAAACGGAAAATGTTTCAAGAATACTCTCAAATGCAACGTAATGCTGGTTTAAGACTTACGTTCATGACCAAACGAATGAACAGACCTATGGAAGATACACGATTTGCTGTTGCTTCATATGATGATGTTCTGCATACGAAAGAAAAAGAATTTCCTGAAAAAATGGATGAAGTGATAGGAACAGTCGATTTTGCTGATAGACGAGATTTTGCCAGCGTTGGGTTGCTAGGAAAATACGATAAAGATGTTTATTTTACACAACATACTTTTATCCACGAATCAGCCCTTCGATTACAAAACATCAAACGAGAGGTTATAGATATTTCTATAGATCAAGGAAAATCACAGATCGTTCATGGAAAAAATATAGAAGCTGATTATATTGTAGGTTGGTTTCTTGAAATGAGTAATAAATATTATATTAAAAAAATCGCTATGGATATGTACCGTGCAAAAATATTGAAGCCCGCTTTAGAAGAAGCAGGTTTTACTGTGGAAATTGTTCGAAGCGGATCTGTTACACATGGTATGTTAAAAGATCTGGTTGATGACCTTTTTATTAATCAACGTTTATTTTTTGGTGACGATGCGATTATGCGTTGGTATTGCATGAATGTATATGAAGAGCATATTTCTAATGGAAATATACGCTATGAAAAAATAGAACCTGAAACTAGAAAAACGGATGGCTTTTTTTCATTCCTTCATGGTTTGAATTTTTTAGATGATATTTATGATTCTGCTCCTGTAACAGTCACAAATAGCTCAGTAGAAAATACAGGAACTGGATTTACTCCTCTAGTATTCTAACTTGAAAGGAGGTGAGAAAGTGGGGATTTTTCAAAAGGCGGTAGGATACTTCACAAAAAAAGCAACGGTTCCTTTAGAAGAATACTTTTGTAAATTGCAAGTTGATTTTGTGTATCGAAAATTTGCGATTGAAACTTGTATTGATTTGATTGCAAATGCGATGAGTAAAGCGGAATTCAAGTCATATGAAGATGGAAAAAATAAAAAGAATGATCTTTACTATAGGCTGAATGTAGCTCCTAACAAGAAAAATAATGCAACAGAATTTAGAAAAAAACTGATCAGGAGATTAATATTCTACAATGAAGTATTGATCGTTTCTCCGTCTAATAATTCTAGCGAAATATTTATTGCGGATAGTTGGGATGTCACAGAATATGCATTGAAAGATGATGTGTTTTCTCAAGTGCAAATTAACAACATAGTCCTTGATAGAGAATTTCTAGAAAGTGATGTTATCTATATAAAATACGCAGATCAACAAATTAGGCAACTAGTCGATGCGTATTATCAAGCGTATGGGAAACTCATTTCTAGTGCCATGAATGTTTACAAGCGCTCTAACGCTCGTAGATACGTACTGAAAGGGAATTTATTCCGACCGCAAGACAATACAACACAAGATCAAATCAATAAAATGATGACATCACAATTTAAGGCTTTTATGGAAGCTGATAATGCAGGTGCGGTATTTCAATTACAAAATGAGTACACATTAGAAGATTTCAGCGGAAACTTCCAAAGCAATTCAAGAGATATAAAAAACTTAATAGACGACATCTTTGAGATGACAGCAGCAGCGTTTCACGTTCCGAAAAACCTACTAAAGGGAGACATGAGTGGGTTATCGGATCAAGTGGACGCTTTTTTAGTGTTCGAAATCATACCGATTGCTGAACTTATTCAGGATGCGTTTAACGCTAGTCTCTATGAAGTAGAAGAATACTTGTCAGGGAATTTTGTACGTGTGGATACAACTATGATCAAGATTACTAGCTTCAAAGATTTGGTTGACGCTATTGATGTAGGCATTAGAAATGGAGTATTTACAATCAACGAAGGAAGAGAACGCGTTGGAAATGATCGCTCTGATAAGGCGATGGCAGATGAAATATTTATAACTAAAAACAATCAACAAGTATCGAAAGGAGGTGAGGCGAATGACGACAATGAAAACATTTCTAGCAGTAAAGAATGAAGGCGCAGTACCGCAAATTTTTATTCAGGGATTTATTGGTTCTAGTTGGTTCTTTGAAGGGAATACTGACAAGGGAATCAAAAATATTTTGGATAGTCTAGGTGATCAAGAAGAAATTGAAGTAGTAATTAATTCAAACGGTGGAGACGTATTTCAAGGGATTGCTATTGGGAACTTACTTAAGTCAAATAAAGCAAAAGTTAACGTTGTGATTAACGGCTTAGCCGCTAGTGCTGCTTCAATTATCGCAATGGCTGGCGATACTATAAAAATCTACAACAATGCACAATTGATGATTCACCGCGCTTCCACATACGGAGAAGGAAATGTCGATGACTTCCGTACGATTGCTGACCAACTGGAATCAATTGATAAATCGGTAAAGGCTTCATATAAAACACGATTCAATGGCACAGATGAAGCATTGCAAGAACTTCTTGAAAAAGAATCGTTTATGGATGCAGAAACAGCTTTGAGTTATGGATTGGTCGATGAAATTATCGATGCAGAAAATAGCTCAGGTACTGAAGCTAAAAAAGAACAAAGCGTTGAAGAAATTTTGAATGACGTTAAAGAAAAAAGAGCAGAAAAAATTGCTGCATTTACAGCAGCATTAAATAAAACATTTGGACAAGGAGATGCAAAATAATGACAATTAAAAATTTAAAAGGTGTAACAGCTGCAAGCGACCAATTGATGAAAGCTTTTAAAGATGGTAACGAAGAATCTTTTAGCGCAGCTATGGTAAGCTTATCTAAGGAAATTCAGGATAAAATTTTAGAAGAAGCAACAGCAAAAAATCAAGATCAATTAGTATTAATGAACCGTGGTCAGCGTGTATTAACTACACAAGAAACAAAATTCTATAACGAAGTAGTGAAAAACGAAGGTTTTGCAGGGGTCGAAGAATTAGTGCCAGCTACTGTATTTGAACGTGTATTTGAAGATTTAGAACAATCTCATCCACTATTGCAAAAAATTACTTTTGTTAACACAACTGGTGTAACAGAATGGATTGTGTCACGTGGAGTCAATCCAGCATGGTGGGGTAAACTTTGCGAAGCTGTTAAAAAAGTTTTAGATAATGGCTTTGATGTAATTAACATGAAGCAGTTCAAGCTATCAGGTTATATTCCTGTATGTAAGGCAATGCTTGATTTAGGTCCAGTATGGTTAGATCGTTATGTCCGTACTGTTTTAGTAGAATCATTGAGAATTGCATTAGAACAAGCAATTGTTGATGGTACTGGTAAAGATATGCCAGTCGGAATGATGCGTGACATGAGCAAACAAACTAGCGGAGAATATGCTGAAAAAAAAGCAGAACCTATTACAGCTTTAGATGCTGTAACTATGGGCGGTTTGATGGCGCGACTATCAAAATTCAATATCGAAGGTGTGAATGATCCGATTTATCGTAATGTGAATCCTTCTGATGTGGTCCTAATTGTGAATCCAACTGATTACTGGTCTAAAGTATTCCCAGCTAAGACTGTACTAACTGCTAATGGAGAATACGTACAAGTATTGCCAGTACCAGTTTCAGATTTGCAGTCAACGGCTGTGCCAGAAGGAAAAGCAGTTATTGGGGTAGCCTCAGATTACTTCATGGGTGTAGGATCTACACTAAAAATTGAAGCTTCAGATGAATACCATTTTGTTGAAGACGAACGCATTTATCTAGCTAAACAATATGCAAACGGTCAACCTAAACGTAACGATAGTTTCATTGTATTAGATATTAGCGCTTTGGGAACTACTACTACAACTACAAAACCAACAACCACAACAACTACAACACAAGCGTAGGTGATCAGAATGAAGTATATTCTTTGTCAGCCGGCAATCAATCGGTTTAAATGGGAGCTTGAAGTTTGTTTAACTAATCTGAAGAAACTAGGAATCAAAGATATCGTATTGCTTTTCAGCAGACACGATGATCAGATTCCTATTTTTTTTGAGAAGGAATATGGTGTTGAAGTTCATGTGTACGATGATCTGCGGGACGACAAAGAGTATATTCCTTCGATTAAACCATATTTATGGTGGAAATATTTAGAAGAAGATCATTCGCGTGAGGACGACCGATATTTCTATATCGATTCGGATGTCATTTTCAATAAAAGAATTAATTTGCGCAAATTGCCTTCTAAAGATGATGTTTGGTATTGTAGCGACTGCTGTAGTTATCTAAGTCTTGATTATATTAGAAGCTGTGAAAACGGAGAAAATATTCTAAAAGATATGGCAAACATTGTAAATGTTACAGTAGAATCTTTGGAAACTATAAACACTAATTCAGGAGGCGCACAGTGGGTTATTAACCGTCCTAAAGCGAATTATTGGAAAAAGGTTTATCTGGATTCTAATCGGCTATATCGCTACCTTAGAGGGCAAAAAACAAATATACAAATCTGGACAGCCGAGATGTGGGCACAGCTTTGGAACATGATGTATTTCAATATTGGTCCTAAAGTTCACGAGGAATTAGACTTTTGTTTTGCTACTGATCCAATAGAAAAAGTTAAAGAAGTAAAAATCTTACACAATGCTGGAGTAACAACAAACGATGAAGATTTATTTTTCAAAGGGAGATACGTGACTTCTACGCCTTTTGATGAAGATTTATCATTTGTAAACAAGAAAAAATGCTCTTACGCATATGTTAAAGCAATTAAGGCGGTGGTTAGATGACGCCTGAACAAGTGACTGAAGAATTGCTAATAGCTGTGAAGGATAATATTTACGTTACCTGGAACGAAGAAGATGAGTCAATTAAAAAGATGATAGCTAAAAATGCTGTTTATCTTCAAAGTAAAGTGAGTACAACACTTTCTTTTTCTCCTGAAAGCTTAGAATACGGATTGCTAATCGAAAGATGTAGATACGACTGGAATCGTGCTTTAGATGAGTTTGAACAAAATTTCGCTAGTGAGTTATTAGGTTTCATTCAACATTATGCGCTACAAGAATATATTGCAGGTGATGTGAATGGCGAATAATCGTAGACTCGAAGAAACATTCAACGATGGTTGGTTAAAGATTTTGACGCAAACTACCAAAAGAAATGAACTAGGAAAAAAGATTGGTGTAGAAGATACAGAAATCACTTCTTTAAAATTTAGAAATCTTTCCATGAGAGATAGTGATATAACAGCTATGGATGCGATGGGATCGAAATTAACTAAGAAAGTAAAGACTCCATTTCATCCAATCGCCAAGAAATTTAATAAAGATCAATATTTTATCGTAATCGATAGTATGCGTTACAACGTTATCTATGCCGATTACGATAATTTTTATATCTATTTTTATCTTGAAAGTGTGGGTGAATATGGTGATTGATAATTCTAAAGAAAAAGAACGTTTAAATAAGCAAATTTCTGCTATCAAAACTTCCTTAGAAGAGCATTTTGGCCTCAAACTCTTTCAAGACTCCGTAGGCGAGGATGAGCTACCTGATGATTTTAATTACTTCATTCTCGAAACAGGAGAAATAGAAATGATCACTGAGCCAAAATATAGCGTGGGTCAAAATCTATATCTAACTTTCTATTCAGAAAATAGAGAAGATTTAACAGGAGACTCACTAGATATTATTTCATTGATTCAAAATCGTTCGATTCGTTTTCAGAGAATGGATCCCAATCATTTAAAACTAGAGAACCAAGATCGCTATATCGATCAATTGGTATTTACGTTTAGACGATTATTGAAGAGTGATTGTCATGGCTAAAAATAGTTGGGAGCTAAAAATAAATGGACATGATGAACTTCTTGTGCGGATGGAACGCTATTCAAGCGAGAGCGAACGACTGATTAACGAAGCATTGAAATCAAAAGGTTCGGCTATTGCAGTGGATAGGATTACAGAAAAAATTCCTGTTTCTGAAGCAGATTTAAGAAGAGGGCACCAACACGCAAAAAATAGTCGTCCACTTAAGACTCAATACATTAATTTGGGTTTCATCATTAGACCTACAAGAAAATTTGAGTATTTAAAATATCCTGATTTGGGGATAGGTACTTCTAAAAGAAATCAGCCGGACGAATTTATGAGAAGAGGATTAGGTCTTGCACTTGATCCAATTACAGAACTTCTGATTCGTCAATTCGATAAATTAAATAAATAGGGGGAACAACAATGGCTAAAACAAAAACTGTAGTAACAACGTTCGATAACATAAGTATCAAACGAATTGCTTTTAATTTTAAGAACGCAGGAAATGCAATCGCAACGAATTGTAACGGACAATTAGATGGCGAAACAGAAATGCAAACGGTGGTTAAAAAATGTGGAGCGGCAGAAGTAAAATCAAAATCTAAACCAATCAATATGACGGTAACAATTACTGCACATGTACCGATGGAAGTTTATCGACGTTTCAATGGGTTGAAACAAGATGGACGTATTAAACCAGGCATTTACTCTTACGGTCCTGATTCCGTAAGCGAAGATTTCTCACTTGCTGCAGAGATCGTGGATGACTTCGAAGAAAATAGAAAGTTAGTTGGTATGTTAGCATGCACTTCGAATACAGGATTAACATTCTCTATTGAAAATGGTGCGGATGAAGTAGCTGCGTTAGAACTAGAAGCAAAAGTTATGCAAGATGAATTTGGTAAATTTTATCATGAAGCAATTGTTGCAGAACTTGAAGAAGACTTAACAGATCAATGGATGACGAATCTATCTGCTGATGTGATTAAAAAAACTTCAGTTGTGGCAACTACGGCCACTCAATCACAGTAAAAAAAACGGAGGTAGCGAAATGAACGAAGATTACTCAAAAATTGAACTAAACGATGGAACAATTTTGAATTTAGAACCTAAACTGAATATCAAGAAATTATTGATGATCAATAGAGATTTTAACACAGACGAGTTTGCAAAAATGTCGATGGGAAAAGGCTCTATGGATATTACAGTTATTCAAGGTGCAAAAGCCGTATATGTAGCTTATCGTCAAGCGAACATGGTCGATTACATTTCATTCGATGAATTTATAGATAAATGGGATTTTGATATGGAGGTTGCAGTAGCTGTATACAGTACTATGATGTTCAAACAAGCACGTGATGCCTATCAAAAAGAATTCGAAAAAGCAAATAAGGAAAAAAAGCTTCAAAAGTAAAAATGCCAAAGCTCTTAGTTGAAACGTGGGTCGATGTCTATTCGATGTTGACCGACGTTTTTTCTATGCCTTCAGATTTGGTTTTAAGCGATATCTGTTTAGATGACATTTTGCAAATGGCTTACAACAAGAGCGCTTATGAAGGATGGAAGAACTATGCAATAAATCAATCCCAGAAAAACTAAAGGAAAGGAGGTAAAAAATGGCTAAAAAGAGAACGGAAGCAGAAGTAACTTTCATAGCTAACGATGACGGATTGAAATCTACGTTAAAAGAAATCAGTGCTGAATTAACTAAAAATAGAGCAGAATTAAAACTAGAACAAGCTCAATTACAACAGACTGGTTCTGAATCAGACAAGTTAGGAAGTAAATTATCTTCTTTAGAAAAGCAGTATGAATTACAAAGTCAAAAAGTTGAAGTAACTAGTCAACGTTTAGCCAATGCCAAAAAATATTATGGAGAAAATTCCACCGAAGTTCAGAAACTTGAAAGAGAACTGATTAATCAACAAACAGCTCAGCAAAGGTTATCTAATGATATAGATAAAACGAGTAAGGCATTGGCTCAATCTAAAGGTGAATTTAAAACGTATGAGTCAACTATGAAAGACTTAGATAATGAGCAACAACATCTAAAGTCAAGCGCATCATTAGTAGAATCCGAATATAAAAAATGGCAAGCAACTGCTGGCCAGTCTGCTACAGAATCTGAAAAATTAGCAAAAGCACAAGAATATGTCGGCAAACAGAGTGATATTGCTGAACAAAAAATCGAAGTGCTAAAAAAACAATTAGATGCCACACAAAAAGAATTTGGAGAAACATCTACCGAAGCTTTAGAAATGAAAACTAAGCTTAATGATGCGGAAAGAGAATTCGAAGAATTAAGTAATGCTGCTAAAAACGTTGATACCTCCACAGTAGATGATATCGGCAAAAAACTTGATATGGGTAATTTAATGGAAGCTACTGATCACTTGTCAGTGATCGGAGATAAGCTTATTGATGTAGGTAGTAAGTCTATTGAAGCAGCTGGAAAAGCACAAGCTATGCAGGCCCAATTTAAACAAGTCTTTGGCTCTTTAGAAGGGGAAGCACAGGACGCCGTTGAGGGAATGGCTGAAGAATTTGGAATGTTACCAAATACGATCAAGCCTGTTTTTACACAATATACGTCAATGTTTAAAGGACTTGGATATGATACCAAAGAAGCTATGGAGTTAGCTGGTGATAGTACTCAGTTAGCAGCAGATGCAGCAGCTTTTTACGATAAGTCTATGGATGATGCTAGTGAATCTCTTAATTCATTTATAAAAGGGAACTACGAAGGTGGGGAGCAAATAGGTTTATTTGCTAATGATACTCAAATGGCAGCTTATGCTGTTAAGCATAATTTGATACCAGCGACTGAAGGAGCAAAAAAAGCCAGTGAAGAGTCATTGTTAGCTGTTGAAAAAGCACAATCTAAGTATGCTGATGCTATTAAGAAACATGGTGAAGGATCTTTAGAAGCAAGAGAGGCTGCTTTAAAACTTAAAGATGCGCAAGATAAAATAAATGAAGAATTAGGCCCACAAACGCAAAAATGGTCTGATTTAGATGAGGCTACCAAGCAAGCAGTTCGAGTTCAATATGCTGAAGATATGCAAAAATTAGCCGGTGCTACAGGTCAGGCTAGTAGGGAGTCTGATGGTTTAGAAAACCAAATGACAAGAGCAAAGCAAGCGTTAGAAGATTTTTATGCCTCATTGGGTGAAGATATACTGCCTGTGTTTATCAAAGGGTTGCAAGCAGGAGCGAAAGCTTTGCAAGGATTAGCCGAATGGTGGAGTAAACTTGATGGGCCAATGAAAAATTTCATTTTAGCTCTTGGAGGAATTCTAGCATTATTAAGCACATTAGCTCCTGTTATAACCGCAGTTGTTACGATAGTTGGCACATTTGGTTCTACAGTTTTGCTGCCAATAATAGGAATTATAGCGGGCGTTGCAGCTGTAATAGCGATTGTAATTACAGCGTTTCAAAACTGGGGCGCAATCACTGACTGGTTTAGTGATTTATGGAAAAAATTTACCGATTGGTTAGGTGATACCTGGGAAAGTATAAAAGAAAGTGCCTCATCAGTTTGGGATGGAGTCAAAGAAACCTGGTCTGGATTTGTAGATTGGGTTCAAGAAATTTGGCAAGGAGTTTCTGATTGGTTTGGAGAGTTATGGAGCGGATTAGTTGAAGGAGCTTCCAACATCTGGCAAGGAGTCCAAGAGACTTGGCAAGCATTCGTTGATTGGGTTTCAAATATTTGGAACGGAGTCAAAGAAGTATGGTCGATTATTTGGGCAGACATTGTAGGAATTGTTCAAATACCATGGACATTAATAACGTCATTGATTCAAGCTGGTATTAATATTATCGTGGGTATTTTTGATGTAGCTGGACAGTTATTAGGCGCAGCTTGGCAAGCTGTTTGGACACCTATTTCTGATTTCCTTAAAAATACTTGGGATACTATGACACAATGGATAAGCATCGCTTGGAATGGAATTGTAACTACATTCCATACTATATTTGATCCAGTAGTGGCATGGTGGAATGGTATATGGACATCTATTAGTACTACGGCTTCAAATATTTGGAACTCAATTAGTGCAACAGCTTCTAGTATTTGGAATAGTATCAAGAATACAATCACTAGCTTGGTACAAGCAGCTGCTACAGTAATTCAAAATATTTGGTCAACTGTATCTAGTTGGTTAGGTGGAATTTGGAATTCAATCAGCTCTACAGCATCAAATATCTGGAGTAGCGTGACTAGCAGTATAAGCAATGCTATAAACGCAGCTAAAAGTGCCATTCAAAGTGTTTGGAATAGTATATCTTCGTGGATCAGCGGAATTTGGAACGGTATCAAAAACACTGCTTTGAATCTTTGGAATGGAATTACAAGCACTATTAGCTCTAAAGTAAACGATGGAAAAAATGCAATTTCAAGCGGTTGGTCCAATCTAACAGGTATTGTTTCCGACATATTCAATAATGTTAAAAGCACGATAGCTAATATATGGGAAGGTATCAAAAAGACTGTTAGCGCTCCGATTGATTGGATTAGAGATAAAATCAGTAGTGTCTTTGATAATTTGAATATTTCGATACCACATATTCCGTTACCACATTTTAAATTGAGCGGAGAATTCAATCCATTGAAGGGGAAAATCCCAACATTGGGTGTTGATTGGTATGCGAAAGGTAGTGTGTTTAATTCTCCAAATATTATCGGTGTCGGTGAAGCAGGACCTGAAGCAGTTTTACCTTTGAAAAGATCTGTGCTGCAAGAAATTGGGGATCGTATCTTGAGTAGCACATCAGTTTCATCTAGGGCACAAACGATTCAACCTGTGAATAACTACGAATTCAATTTCACAATTGATGGTAACGCAGATGAGGTTACTATGAAGCAAACAACTCAACAAATCATTGATAGCATTACAAAAGTTCAAAATGATAATGCTTCGGCATGGCGTTAAACAGGAGAGTATTTCTCCTGTTTTTTTAGTTTTAAAAAGGATGTGAAAAAATGACTGATTGTATACATTCTATAATCGATGGATTTCCTGATTATTTGCATAAATTGGCTTTAGCGGAAAGACCAACCATACCTTCTCCAAAAAGACAGAGAGTTGAAACTTCTGTTTTAGGACGGCTAGGTGGCTTAGTACAAGATTACTCGTTTGAAGACATGTCGTTTACATTGCACTATAACTATTTAGAAGATGTGGAAGACCATCAAGCATTCAAGCAATCGTTTTATATCATGCGTCATTGGTTAAACTATGCAAAGAAATTAGAATTCTCTGATGATCCCAACGTCTATTATGTTATCCAGACTATCGATATTGGGGATGCAGAAAACGATATTGTTGAATGGGGAGAGTTCGATGTAAATATCACTGCGAAACCATTCGCAAGAGTTCAAGAAGATGTACCTATAACCGTAGATAAACCACAGTCATTTAACTTGCTGAATAATAGTTTAGAAGAAAGTTTTCCAAAGATTATCATCACTCCTTCAGCTACTTCATGCCAATTCACCTTAAATGATTATGTGTTTAGTTTTGAAGGCTTAGTAGTGGGAACTGACATAGTCATTGATAGTGATTTGATGCTTTGCTACGAAGAGCAATCGGACGGAGATATTTTAGATCGGTCCAACAAAATGAAGACCATGCAATATCCAACGTTGCAAGTGGATATTAATCATTTTAATTGTACTGGTTTGAGCAAAATACAAATTTATCGTAATGGGTTAAGGTAGGTGAAATAGATGATCGATAATTTACTAACTATTTACGATAAAAATGACGCGAATAATTTAGCTGAACATTTATATGATACGCAAGGTTTAGGCGCTTTGTCAGACTGGTTAACAGCTACTGTTAGCAATAAACTAAACGGAGCCGAGATATTTCAGGGTACTTATTCAATAAACGGAACTAATGCAGATTTGATTGTAGAAGGACGTATTATTCAGTGTTATGTAGATGAAAATCGAGCAAAACAGCGTCTACGGATTTATTATGCAAAAACTTCTGTAATAGGCAATACGATAGAAGTAAAAGCTGAACCTATTTTCAATGATATAAGAAAATCGGTGTTGAATAAATATGACAGCGGAACAGAAAAAATCACTGCTACTCAGGCATGGCAAAACGCAAAAGTTTTAGCGAAACCAGCTATCCCTTCGCAGTTTTCTTTCTCGTCATTAGTAGATACGCTTGCTAATGTGAAGATAGAAAAGGCGAATTTTTTAGAATTCTTTGGTGGAAAAGAGGGATCTATTCTAGATCGATTTCATGGTGAGTTTCTAAAAGATAATAACACATTACGTCATGAAAAAAGTCTAGGTACGGATCATAAAATCAAAGCGATTTATACTAAAAACTTAACTGGTCTTGACTTAGAGATTGATGCTCAAAGTGTTTTAGTTGGAGTTTATCCATTCATTAGCAGCTCTTCAGAAGGAGAAGACGAGATCACTCTACCAGAAGAAGTTATTTTCACGGATTACGTGGATGATTATCCTGCTGGATATGTTTCTTTTGTTGATTTTAAAGACAAAGCGACTGATGTAGCCACATTAAGGGAAGCTGCTAAAGACTGGTTGAAAACAAACATAGATAAACAAAAACCACAAGTGAGTGGTTCGATTGAATTAGTACCATTGAGGCATCAAAGAGGCTATGAAAAATTTGTTGATCTAGAAAAAGTTTCGATGGGTGACGGAGTAGATGTGTATCATCCACAGTTAAAAGTGAATATGTCAGCGAGAATTGTGGAATATACGTTTAATGTTCTAACCAATTCATACGATAAATTAGTTGTAGGAAACGTCAAAACAAACTTCTTAGAAAACACAGAGAATAATGTAAGCAATTTGATTAATGATTCCATTGATCAATTGAAAAATGGTGGCGAAATCAGTGATTTAATCAATGATATTGTAGATCATCAAACTGATATGATTACTGGTCAAAATGGTGGTTATGTTTTATTAGATCCTAAAGAAGCGCCTAGTCGTATTTTGATTATGGACACGCCAGATAAGAATACCGCACGGAATGTTTTACAAATCAACAACGCTGGTATTGGTTTTTCTAAAACTGGTATTAATGGAACATATGAAACCGCATGGACGTTAGATGGCGGATTCAATGCCTCGTTTATTACAGCTGGTGAGATAGTAGGGATTACTATTAGAGGTACTACATTAATTAGTGATGGTGCTGATTATAGAACAAGTATAGCTAATGGCAAAATGACTTGGTACTCAAAAAAAGTTAACAAAGATATTATGGAGCTAGAAGCACGTGATTATGTAAGTGCTGATGCCGGTATTGTATCATACACCATGAAAACTGGTGGTGGTTTCATGATTAGAAATCCACAGGGTAACTTGGTTTTTAGTACGTGGGATAATGGTAATAACAGACCGTTTCTATCTTTTGGTGCGCCCAATTTCAGGTATAGCAATGCTAGTTATGTAACTTCTGGCGACGGTAGTTCTTTAAGCATTAATGGTAGTGCGGGTAACTCATGGGAATTTAAGGTAGCTGGTAGGACTATGAAATTTACTAGTGATGGTATGCTAACGTTACCAGGTTGTTTTTTTGGTTCATGGGAAGATGGGAAACTTGCTAGGTTTGAACAATCAACGGTACAAGTATATAAAGATTTTACTGTTAGAGGTACTAAAAACTCAACTGTACCAACAGAACATTATGGACAACGACTATTGAACGCTTATGAAACTCCAGAATATTATTTCGCTGATTATGGGGAAGCCGTTACAGGTGACGATGGTAAAGTTCGTGTTGATATTGACCCCATGTTTGCTGAGACAGTAAATCTAAGTCGGTATATGACACATGTGACACCTACAGAACTAGTTTTGTGTGCTGTTACTCATGAAGATATTGACCATTTCATCATTGAAACTAGTAAGCCAAACGTATTAGTTAGATGGAATTTAGTGGCACACCGTCTAGGGTATGAAGATATTAGATTAAAAGAGGATACAGCATATGATAGCACAGTGCTTGACCAAAAACGTTTTTAAAACGAAGACAAGGAGGTATATAAATGGCTAGCAGTTTATATAATTTGGCTTTAGATTTCAGCAAAGAATTAAACTACACCAAAGCTATTATGGCTCGTCAGGGTGATAAAGGGATTACGGTGACGGTTAAACCATATTTAAATGGCTTGCAGATGGATACGAGTGGCGGAACATTTACTTTAAAAGGAACAACACCATCTAACCGTTACGTAGATAATGTTGCAACTAGCGTAACTAGTGAAGAAGTCACGTTTTCTCTTGATGGCACATTTATGAGTGAAGCAGGATATTATAAACACTGCTACGTAGAATATAGAAAAGACAATCAAATTCTAACAACGCAAGATATCATTTTTTTCTCACTAGGAGTGTCTGACATTTCGCAAGGTCAAGCCGATGAATATGTTTCGCAATTAGAAGAGTTGATTCGAAAGTATAATGAAACTTTTGATGCTTTTATGGCTGAAACTAAAGGTAGAGTGGATAGCTTAAATCAACAGATTACTGATTTAACTGGTCAAGCTAAAACGCTACAAGACAAGTTAGATGCTCTGAAAGAAGAAATTTCTAAGTTAGGTAACTTACAAGTGATGTACAGTAACAGCATCGATTTCGGGAACTATGATTATAGTGGGAATCCTAATTTGTTAAGTAAGCTATCATACGACTTAATTGAAAATCAAAATACTTCAGCTGGAACACTTTCTAAAGGTGAAAACTCGTTTAAATATAATAAGATATCAGCTGAAACGGAAGGTGGAGTAGAGTTATATTATAAACGAAGAGGTATAGCTAACTGGTTACCCTCTAATAAAACGCTTGTAATGACCGTTAAACTTAGAGCTGGAGTTGACTATAGTCCAGCTGACGGAAAAAAAATACTGATTAGATATAGGTTTGTTGACAATGGAACTGGCAAGATTGTTTTAGACTTACCTATTAACAGTAATTCGATAACTCAGGAATGGAAAGAGTTTAGTATTACTGGAACTACTCCAACATTTGGCCCGCAAGCATACCATCCTTGGATACAATTTAGGGCTCAAGATGGGATACTTGGGGAAATAGAAATGAGCTATGACATCAAAATCGAAGAAGGTCCAACAGCCACACCATACCAGCCTAACTTATTGGTAGAACCTTACAACATGTGTCGCGAATATCCTAACGAAAATATTGCCGATCCTAAAGTTAAGTTCCCAATCGAATCTGGCGACCACCAAATATATCAAGGTTACACAGAAGAAGAGCTTATGATAGGTCAAACGTATACTATCACGCTTAAAGGAACAAAACCCGCAAGTCAAACCTTTGTAGCGTATAATCATTGGACTGCTCGTTTAGGAGAACTAAAGCCGGTTGATGGGTTGACAGACGTATGGTCTCTAACATTCACACCAACGAAGGTTGTGGCGATGCCTAAACTTTTCCGTGTTTATCAGTATCCACGATCAACAGTAGGCGCATGCCAAATTGACTGGCTCAAGATCGAAAAAGGCAACACACGAACCCCGAATATTAGTGAGTATAAATATCGTGGTACTGGTATGCGTGATTCAAACAATCCAAAAGATTATGTTTGGGATCTAGCACCAGAATATGTCGAAGATAATTTGGCCACAGATATTAAAATTTCTGAAATTACTGGTAAAGCAAACAATTATACCGATGGGAAAGTATCGGAGATTAATTCGCAGTTGACTGCTTCAATTAATGAAGTAGACACCACAGCTAAGGATGCTCAAACAAAAGTGAATGAATTAGACAATAAGATCGATGAACGCATTAATGATACAGCTACTACCGCATTTTATGGCGCACAAGGTGAAGTCTCTAACAAAACGAAAGTAGCGGAGTATGGAGTAGGAACAGGGTATACTACTACAGCTGTAGGAGAAACACATTTCGAACGTCAATCTAACGGATACGTTAAATGCTTAAAAGCTGGTAAGTATTCAATTAGTGCGCAAATACGTGTGCAATTGGGCGGGAAATATGCTTCATGGTTATATACTGATTTATATAAAGATGGAACTTCTGTTGATAATTTAGTATCTTATGGGGTCGACGCCTTGCAAAATAGATTTGCAGCTAGCGGAAACATTGTAACTGATTTAGAAGTAAACGATGTACTAAATATGCGTACTGAAATCGGCGTTGCAGATGGAATTTTACAATTTACATCTTGCCGTACTTTAGTCTTGACTAGACTATCTGATTAATACAATATTTATAATTTTGCTATCAACACGCTCAAAGGAGGGTGTTTTTTATTTTGCAATGAAAGGAGGCTAGTTGGTTGAAAGACGAAGCAATACAAGACGTGGTAGAACGCTTAGTGCGTATTGAAACGAAACTGGATAATTACGAATTATTACGCGAAAAAGCGGAAAGTGCAAAAGATAGAGCGGATCAGGCATATTCTATTGCGCTTAATAATGCGGAAGATATCAAAGAAATGAAAGCCAATAATAAATGGTCGTGGGGTTACATGATCGGTTTAGGCATTACGATCATTGGCTATTTCTTGACTAAATTGTAAAGGAGGTGAGAAGAAATGATTTTACCCGATAAGTATTATCAAGTCATTAAATGGGCAGTTTTAACAGTATTACCAGCTGCTTCTGTGTTAGTAGCCACGTTAGGGAAAGCGTATGGATGGAATGGAACAGATATGACAGTACTCACTATCAATGCAGTAGCAACATTTTTAGGTGTTATCACTGGTGTGTCGGCTTATAATTTGAAAAAATAGGAGGAAACAAATGAAAAAGAAAATTACTATTACTGCGATGAGCCTATTAACGGCTCTTTTTTTATTGCCAATTAATGGGTTTGCCTATACTATCAACAATGAATTTAATTTGGGCGCAAATGAAGGTAGCTCACAAGTAGCAAATAATCAGTACATTTTACTGCATGAAACGGCTAATGAAACAGCAACAGGACGCAATGAAGCGCAGTATATGCAACGTTCATGGACTAGCGCTTATACTGCTTATATTGTGGGAGACGGCGGAATTGTTTATCAAGTCGGTCAACCTGGTTATGTACAGTACGGTGCTGGTTCGTATGCTAATGCCAACAGTCCTGTGCAGATTGAGTTACAACACACACATGATAAAGCAACGTTTGAGAAAAACTACAAGGCATACGTTGAATTGGCTAGAGATTCAGCAATGAAATATGGTATTCCATTAACGTTGGACACTCCTTATAACCAACCGGGAATCAAATCGCATTTATGGGTAACACAAAACATCTGGGGCGATCATACAGATCCTTACGGTTATCTTTCTGAAATGGGCGTAAGTAAAGAAAAATTAGCATATGATTTAGCTCATGGATTTACCGATGAAAATCCAACAACTTCTGAAAACAAGCCTGTCATTGATCCAACACGAGCTGGTGCAGCTAATCCTACACTGACAGATGGAACGAATTACGCCCACATTGATCAGTTTGGAGAAATCGAAAATGCAAATTTGCATGTAGCTGGATGGCACATTGCTAACTATAAATACGAGTATATCTTCATTATGGATTACAATACTGGGAAAGAATTAGCTCGAGTAAGAGCTGATGGAATTTATAGATCAGATGTAAATCAAGCTTATAATACTTCTGGAAATGTTGGCTATCATGTTTCTTTCAATATGCGTAATTTTCCTAATAAGAAAGTCTATGTAATGATGCGTGCAACGAATGATCCAGAAGGGAACACTAAAGGCGGAGAACAAGATTTTCATGATAAACGCTGGTATTTAAATATTCCGCAACGATAAAAAAAGCCCCTCGATGTGATGTGCACCCCAAAAGTTAGACTAGAAATCTAATTAAAAGGGGTGCTTTTTTTGCGG